GAGCTACTCTATGCTGCTTCTTGGTACCGTAACTATCAACGTAATGATACTCTTATTAATCTTGCAAATACACCACAAGAACTTAAGACTGAAATTATAAATAAGTTTGAGATACCAGCTCAACGTGGGCCAGGTAAAGTACTAAACTATTTCGTAGCAAATAGGTGTAAAATGTTAATTGAATGTATTGAGGATTTTAATAATGGCTAATACTATTGTTCCAACCAAAATGACTATCCATCAGGTCTTAGAATTGATGGCTAAAGCTCCAACTAAAGTAGAAAAAGCGAAGGTACTTAAAGCTCATGAAAGTGTAGCTCTTAAGAGTATTTTGCGTGGAGCTTTTGATGACTCACTTGAGTTTAATCTTCCAAAAGGTAAACCACCATATGAAGCAGCTAGGGAAAGAGACTCTCGTCCTGCTACTACACATCAGTCTGTGAAACGGCTTACTTACTTTATTAAAGGTGGTCAAGGTGATCAGATCATGGCACCTAAAAGAGAACGTATGTTTATTTCTATCTTAGAAACTGTTATGGAAGAAGATGCTGAATTGTTTATTGCAATGAAAGATAAAAAGATGGCTGGTCTATATAAAGGTTTATCAAAAAAATTAGTTCAAGATACGTGGCCGAGTTTAATCAAAGAATAAATAGAATTATGATAACAAGAACTTACATTATCTGGTGCTTATGACGTGCAATGCGTCATAGGCTTTTTTTAACTTTAGCATAGGAGCAAAACTATTTCTTCACCAACATCTCACCGTAGGAGAAAAGACTTGCAAGGATCACAGATCGAAAGACTTAAACGAGATTCTAAAGAATTGAAACACTACATTAAGAAACAGGAGAAAAAAGGGGATAGTAACCTAGTCTACAAACTTAGAGCTAAATACGAATATCTAAACTCTAAGATATCAGAAGTTGAAATGGATATTGCAATTTAATCCTTTACAAATGGATCAAACTGTGTTATAATATACTTACATTATGAGGAATTGATTATGAATATTTTTATACTTGACGAAGACCCAGTACAGGCCGCACAACTTCAGTGCGATAAACATGTTGTTAAGATGATCGTGGAGTCAGCTCAAATGCTGAGTACAGCTCATAGAATGTTAGATGGCAAACTAATTAAAAAGCCTTCAAAGTCTGGTAAACGTATGGTTAATTACTATGACTTATATGAAGGCGCCGACGATCTAGAAGCCGAAATGCTCTACTATAAAGCCGTACACCACGGTCATCCATGTACAAAATGGACAATGGAATCATCAGAAAATTATCACTGGCATTACACACACTTTGTTGCATTGTGTGACGAGTATACTCATCGCTATGGCAAAGTACATAAGACCGATCGCTTATTGCGTGGTCCATTGTGGACACTTCCTAGGAATATCAAACAAGGTCCACTTACTCCATTTGCACTAGCTATGAAAGCTAATCCAGAATGCATTTATCCAGATGATCCTGTCAAGTCATATAAATTATATTATCATACTAAAAAAGATCGATTTGATATGGTATGGTCTAACAGACAAACTCCGGAGTGGTGGAATGGCTGAGCAACGAGAAGGGTACTATGATTACATGGTACGAAGGATGAGAGAAGAAGATGAGAAATGCAGAGCTAATTTGCCTATGTCTCCTTGGGAAGCTACTCGTAAAATTAAAGAACTTGAACAACGAATTAAGGAATTAGAAAATGCCAACGTACACGTTTCGCAACAAGAAGACAGGTGAAGAATTCGATCACTTTGTCAAAATGGATGACAAAGAACAATACATGAAAGATAACAATCTTGAGTCTGTAATCACTGGTCTTAATATGTTACATAGCGCTGGCTCTACAATTCCAGTAGATGATGGCTTTAGAGAAGTTCAAGATAAGATTGCACAGACTCATAAAGCACATAATATGAATAGACACTAGAATGGCTGCAAAAACGTTAAAACTTAGATTAGAAGATATGATGGAGATTACACCATTGACTCCTAATCAACGAACTGCTTATGAGGCATATGATGATGGTAACTCACTCGTACTCGCTGGATCCGCAGGAACTGGCAAAACATTTATGGCGTTATCCCTGGCTCTTGAAGACGCACTTGACAAAGAAATGCAATATGACAAAGTAGTCATTATTCGTTCTATTGTGCCAACAAGAGACATTGGGTTTTTACCAGGCGATGAAGAAGAAAAGAAAGATGCATATACTGGTCCATATAGGTCTATATGTGCTGAGCTATTTAATGATGCCGATGCTTGGATGAAACTAAAGAATGCCGGAACAATTAATTTCATGTCCACGTCCTTCATACGTGGCTTGACTATTTCTAATGCTATTGTAGTATTAGATGAAATGCAAAACCTTACATTCCATGAACTTGACTCAATTATCACTCGTGTAGGAGAGAATTGTAGGTTCATAATGTGTGGTGATTACTACCAATCAGATTTTCAGAAAGAAGGAGACAAAGCTGGAATACTTAAATTTCTTTCTATCATAGAACAGCTCCGAGCATTTGAGACTGTGGAGTTTGGATGGGAAGACATTGTACGATCTGATTTCGTACGAGACTATATAATGACCAAGGAAATGTTGCAAATCAAATAAAGGATAAGAAAATGGCTAAGTATCATAGGTGGAACCCAGATAATAAAAAAGCCGGACGGAAAAAAACTAGATCAAAACTTGGATTGACTAGTAGACTACATAATATTATTAATAAAGATGAAAAAAACAATGAAAAAATTCGAACACTTAAATATCGACTTGGGCTATGAGGATCTTTCTGCTGACACTACTGATAGCGGAAGAGTTTATACTACCCCCGACGGTAAGTATCCTTCAATTACTACCGTTTTAAGTATACTATCTGAAGATGGTATTAGAGCATGGCGTGCCCGAGTAGGTGAAGAAGAAGCCAATAAGATTAGCCGAGTAGCAGCTACTCGTGGCACTAATGTTCATGCCATTATTGAAAAATACTTAAACAATGAAGAGGATTATGCCGATGGATATTTACCGAACATCATTGGAAACTTTAAAGATGTCCAACCTATTCTTGATAGCAAGATCGGTAGGATCTGTGCTCAAGAAGTACCTTTATATTCTAACCACCTACGGGTCGCTGGTAGAGTGGATTGTGTGGGCGAGTTTGATGGTACTCTTTCTATTATAGACTTTAAGACAAGTCGTAAGTTAAAAAAGAAAGAATGGATTGATGGGTATTTCATACAAGCTGCAGCTTATGCAATTATGTATGAAGAACGAACTGGTACACCGATAACGCAATTAGTAATTCTAATTGCAGTCGATAACGAATCACCACAGGTCTTTATTGAACACAGAGACAATTGGACCAAGAAACTTTTGGAGACTATTAAAGAGTATGAAACGCGAAAGCTCTTTGGCCGATAGAGCAAAACGGTCCCTCGACATTTGTTGTCAAACACTTTGTGATAAGGAATTAGTTGAGGAATATATTAAGCAACTTGAAGTTGAGGTTGCTCACTTAAGACAAGATAACGAAAACTTAGAGGCTAAAAATAAAATTATTAGGGATTATTAGCAATGGATCAACTCAGCAAGAAGGTAAAAAAAATGGAATTAGGTAACCCGATTATAACAACTATAGTGGGACTCGTAGTGTTCTATATAGGACTAAAAATGTTTTCTGGTGGAATGAAGTCAATGGGCAATATGGATCATTTGGCTTGGTTTACTGGTAACTATATCTATATGTTTCTAGGTGGCATTGTTATGACACTATTGTGGCAGTCGTCTAGTCTATCAACGACTGCTATTATTGCTCTTGTAGCATCGGGAGCTGTACCACTTCCAGCGGCCATTGCTGCAGTACTTGGAGCAAACATTGGAACGACCGGCACCATTTGGATAGCCGGTCTTTTAGTATCTGATGGTATGCCTAAAGGTGATACACTAAGAATTGCAATTGCTCATAGTGGAGTAAACCTCTTTATGGCTGCAACTCTTTTACCTTTCGTACATCATATTGCTAGATTCTTAGGGAGATTCTAAAAAAAATCAAATTAATTTCAACTTTTTATCTAACGTTTTCAATGGGTTAATAATTATTTTGTTAACCCATTGTTTTTACAATAAATAAAAGTGCATTTTTTCCTTTACAAAGCCATTTTTTTATGATATAATATACTTATAAAATGGAAAAAGGAAGGAATACCAAAATGAAAAATCTTAAAGCACTTATCGAAAGCTACAAAAACGAAGCCAAAGATCCAGAGATGATTGAAATGGATATGGCTGATATGTATTTAGAAGATGCCAATGATGCTGAAGTTGTATATAACTTTACTACTGAAAGCAATGGTGTTAATATCCCAACTGCTGCAAAATACCTTAATGGTTTGGATACCATTGTTCGTGAAGCCATTTGCGTGGCTATTGCCGAAGATAAAGGCAACGACTTCTTGGTAGAAAACTTTGGTTGGAGTGTAAAATAATGATTAGACTTTCTTTAGCTATACTTTGTATGATCTTATCTGTTGGAGCTATTGATGGCCCAACTGGACATGAAAATGATAACTTTGCTTTGGCCTTTGCGTTCGCCATTAGTGGTTTAGTAATGGGTCTTTGGGCAATTACAGATATGGGAGACAGATAATGCGTATTAAAGGTGCAATGACTAAACTTAAAAATGAGATGGAATTTTTAGGAATGTCTCTTGAAGAACTTCTAGTTTTTATCGAACGTAATCCATATGCTGTAAAGAACAGTACTATTGAAGCTTATGGCGTCTATAAAAATTATCAAAATAATGAAAAAAGTCCTTTACAATGGGCAAAAAGTGTGTTATAATATATGTATAAAATGAAAAAAGGAAAATATAATAATATGAGAACAATTTACTTAGATATGGACGGCGTTATCGCAAACTTCTTTAAATCCTTCGCGGATAAGAATAACGTTGATCATTGGAAATCAATCAAAGAAAAGGATAAGGCCTTAAACGAATTAGTCGGTACAGACTTCTTCTACCATATTCCTACCTTTGGTAATGAGTCTCGTAATATTGTAAATTTCGTTAAAGGAATTACAGAAGGTAACTGGGGTATCTGTTCTTCTCCACTAAGAGGAGATCATAACAACTCAGCTTACTGGAAACGTAGATGGCTTGAAGATAAAGGGTTTATGCCTGAAGTTGAAAACTGTATCTTTACTTCAAACAAACATAAATATGCTATCAATCGTCTAACAGGACTACCAAATATCCTAATTGATGACAAAATTGATAACATTAAACGTTGGGAACAAGCTGGCGGTATCGGTATTCGCTTCCAGTGTGATAAAGATGATGTTGTTGAATACCTTTTTGAGGAGATTACGAATGTATATTAAAGAAAATAGAACTTCATCTTATGTAGGAACCTTTGTTACATCTGATAAAGGTGATATGGATAAACTAGCTGAACTTAGAAAGTCCATTTCTCTCTTAAATAAGACAGATGCTTTTGGTCGTTATAACCACACAAGCATGCTTAGGAAAAAACGTGTATGTGCTAAGGGTCGTAAGGCTATTGTTAAAATGAAAACAGCTGGTAGTAAAGGACCAGTCCAGTATAACTGGGGTGGCAATATTGTCGGTGGTCTTAAAAACGCAGGAGAGTTTGACGTTTACATTTATGATGATCACTCAGCATACTGGAATGTATAAATAAACGTATGAGTACAGATATTTTTGATTTTGGCTTTACAGCCGTAAACGAAGAAGAACTTAAGTCGGTGCAGCAAACAGCTGCACTGGCTAATGATGCTGAGCAAAAGGCAACTACAACTCAAGAAAAACTAGATAAGTTGTACAATGCTGTTCAGCCTCTATTGAATAACCTTAAAGCTAATCCAGATAAAGACTATATCTATTGGCCTAAAAGACTTGAAAAAGTAGAACAATTCGAAGATCATATACAAGGGATTTATAATGGGTAAAAAAAGATCAAGGACGTCACAAACGTCTAAAGGTGAACGTAGCTCAGTAGCACGTTCTGTATTAAAGGCAGTTCGACTTCAAAAAGAAATTGATCAGCCTTTTCGTAAAATTCAAGCACAGTTAGACGCATGGAAGCTAGGAAAGAATGTAGTTCTTACAATAGCTAATCCAAATAAAAAAGAAACAAATAAACCTTATATTAAAGTCCGTGCTTGGGACGCTTGGGGTAGCCCTAGGGGTCAGCAAAGCAAAGGTTAAAATAATGAAAAAGCTATTAACAGTACTTGCAATGGTACCGGCACTCGCCTTTGGCGGGATGTTGGCTTTTGCAGATAATCAGACAGATCAGTCTGAAAAAATAGAAGAAGAGTCACCTAAAGTCTATTGGACTCGTAAACCAATTCAGTGTGGTCCACCAGACGGTTTAATTGAGCTAGTAAAAGGCTATGGAGAAACACCATTACTTACTGGTAATGGATTAGCTACAATGCCTTCAGGTAGTACTAAAAATGTTCAAATTATATTTGCAGTTAATCCAGAAACAGGAAGTTGGACATTAATTGAAATCAATGACCCAGAACAAGCATGCGTATTGGGAAGCGGTGAGGGTTATCAAATTAACAAATTACCAAGCAAAAAGCAGGAAACATAAAAATGGCAGTAGAAAATTACGATAAGTGTCTAGAACTAATTCTCCACCACGAAGGTGGATATGTTAATCACCCTAAAGATCCAGGAGGGGAAACCAACCTAGGAGTAACCAAACGTGTTTACGAAGAGTGGGGTGGTACAAAAGATATGGTAGATTTAACGGTAGAAGACGTTGCTCCAATCTATGAGAAAAACTACTGGGGTCGTGTAAAAGGTGATGATCTACCTAGTGGCTTAGACTTATGCGTATTTGATTTTGCAGTAAATGCAGGTCCTGGCCGTGCTGCTAAGTATCTACAATCTATGATTGGTACCACAGTAGATGGCGGGATTGGTCCTAACACTCTAAAAGCTGTGTATAACTACGTAGAAGAAGTAGGTCTACAAGGAATGATTGAAGAATACCAATC